GCTTTTTGGCCCTTGCCGGCCCAAATGGTGAAGCCGCATCTTGCGGCACGTGGTGCTACGTCTTCGTTTAAGAACGGATATGATATGGCACGATTATGTTGCCATTGCGAGTACGTTTGCAGTAGTTTGACGCGTCCGAATGAGGTAGTATCCCCATGATAGTGGACGACGAGCTTTCAGCACCGAAAGCTTCTGCACGGATGTCTTTTGCGGAAGTGTTTCCGCCGACGAGCGCTACCAATGCTCTCAGGTCATCATCGGTCAGCCTCTGCTCAAATAGTCTGAGCAGGGGGTGGCCCGATAGACAACCCTCTTTGACCCCTCTGCCGGTCAGTTCGTGTGCCATAGAGAAGCCGACAGCCACCCTAGGTGGTTGGCGCCTAAGCTTCGGCATCGGGACGTGCGGTCGAGTTTGAGCTCCAGGTCCGGCTTTGCCGTAAGATGACGAGAGCATCAGGGACTTGATCGCCGGTCGCGCGATTTCGAGCGCTTGGGCCTCAACCAAGGTGGTGTGTCTGGCTAGGTATGACATGGTAGCGTGCATACCGGCACCAGGGGGGACGTCGAACTGTGGTGGGGGGGGTTGCTCAACTACGTACTCGCGTATTACACACGAGGAGGTGTAAACAGGGCCGGGCTTGATAGTGGCGACACCCGTAAGTAATTCAAGTAGGTCACGCCTCTTGAAGCCACGCAGGCCGACGAACGATGCGCTGATCAATTCAGGCAATCCAGTCGCCGCGCCCCTGTTGAGACAGCTCCTCGTCTGTACAATTGCACCGTTAAGTGCGTTGAGCGGTTGGAGCTCGTCCAGGGATGTCCAAGACCCAGAGACGAGCGAAGCGATTGCACGACATAGATACCCGATGGCGTACGACTTGTTGATCCCAAGTCGTAAGAATTCAGCACCGGTGTATCCAATACTCTGCTTCGTCGGGTTCATTCGGCACCCGACGCGTTTTGTGTTGTTGAGCGTTGTCGCGCAATCAGCAAGAGTTGGTAGCCTAAGGTAAACATCATCTCCCGCATGTAGGCTAATCATGCGTTTGAAGGCAGGTATTCCGACAGCATAACATATGTAGGCGGCATTGAGGACACTATTCGTGAAAGTGGTTGCGCGGTGCCCGGACATAAGGGTGCCAAGCACGTGCCTATCACGACCCTTGTAGTGGATGTAGGTCGACTCAACACTTGCAGCGACAGCCTTCTTCAGGTAAGCCGGGGCGTTAGTGCGCGACAATGCCTTCTCGTACAAGGCGGCCATTGTCTCGTTGGAATGCTGGCTGTTGAAGTTGTCATAGTCCAGCATAAGGTTAACACCACCAGAGGTCTGACTGCCACGGATACGACGAGCCGTCCCATAGAGGCCACCCTCCCCAGGATTGAGTATCACACGTGCGCCGCGCCACTTCTTTTCGATGGGGGTCAGCCAGTACGTGAACGCGAAGTAACTCCTGGTGTCGCATGCAAAGATGGCCCGGTCTTTACCGTTCTCGAGCTTGACGCTTGGGGACACAGAAGTGTGACCATTCCACGCAGGTACGGGATTGTTGTTGACCTCTTCAGCAGCCATGCGCCTGTACCTTTGGCCACTCTTGTTCTTGATGCCCAAAGCCTTGTCAGATAGGGCATTCTGTGAGCCATTGACGCACCACAACCAGCGTGAAGTCCACCACTCATCCTCATCCGGCAACTCAATGGTATCGCCACCGAGTTCCGTATCAAGGATGAAGTCGATGCACGCCCCAAGTTCATCCGTGTAAGGGATCACCTGGTCTGCGATAGCGGCGGGGGAGCAGCGAGATTCAACCTCGTGATCCATGTCCAGAGTCCGGTCGTACCTACCCTGCAGAGTGTTAGCCTCCACGAACAAAGCGCCCGGTTCGGAGGTGTTTGAACCGAGCGCTTTGAGTGCATTGCTGAGGCCCTTGGCATTCTCAGGTTGGCGGACCGAAGCGATAGCCCACGCTACGCCCTCGCTTCCAAACCTAGCTTTGTAGGTTTGTGCAAGGAGCAAGGTCGCACAAGCGCGGTCATTTGGCATGCCAACCATATAAGCGAGATGCGAGCCGAGGGCAGCTAGACCGTACCTGGCAGCCCAAGCCCGGGCTAAGGGACCGAGACGTATGTTGGTCTTAATGGCCGCTGCGGCGTGCTTCTTCTTAGGGAAGTAACGTTCGCGAAAGGCCTTGTCGTTGCAGACCAAATGTCCGAGGTGTCGCCACCTACCACGTTGACCTTTGACCCTCGCGAACTGAGTCGCGTACCCCGAGAGCGTTGAGTAATCAACCTCTTCCAGTGTGTTAGGGTCATAGGCCCTTCTCACCAACCTAAGTGTCTCCTCAGGAGTGCACGGCAGTTGGAGAGGGAAGTCCATAAACAAGAGCGAAACGGCGCAGGGCAAGAGAGGGTCAACAGCCTTTAAGGCCGTAGCTTCTCCTGTCAAGCGGACGAGTCGCGCAGTGAAATCCAGTGAGTCGTAACCAGCAAGCATATGGGAATTGGCTGACGCTACAGCGTATAACCGTTCCCCGAGAAGTCCGTAGGCTTTGGAACGTTCCTGAGGATCACTCATTGTCCCTCGGCCCGATCAGCCTGGGCAGCGGCGGGGGGTGCGTGGATGGCAGTGGGGACGGGGGCAGCAGGGTTGGAAGATCCATCGTCGGAAGGAGGTGGGCCGGCAGGGGGACCGTTTGGTGGGCCAGGGGGTGGAGGCGGGGCGGCACCTGGAGCTGGGGGCAGTGGCACGTTGCCGCCGCCACCGAGCGCGCCCTGTTGTCTAGGGAATGGGGGGGCACGCAACGCGTTATGGTGAGGAGTCACATTGACAGGGACTCCGTCTGCTTGCCTCTCAGACCAAGAGGCATGGCCAGGCGCGGCGGACCTGTTGTTTCCTCGTCCGGTGACACCACCTGCCTCACCACCCCGATTGCCGTCGTACGCCGGGCTAGCCGGAATCGGCGCAGGGGCACTAGTGAGGGTGGGCATCTCACCGACATCTGGCCGGCCAAAGACGCGAGCCCTCCGGGAAGCCGCGGACAGTTCTACCGACGCACGAGTCCTGGCTCGTCGCGCCTGGTTGTCCCCAGCGTTAGACCGTCCCGGTGCGATCCCGATAGGGCGACCAACAGTCATAGTGACTGTTGTATCGGCCATCTCGTGGGCCGCGGGGAGGTGCTCGGGGTTGAGGTCCCCATCGTCGGTGAAGGTGACGTGCCTGAAGAGTATACCCCACTCGGATGTGAGGTTGAGCAACTCACCGGCGGCAGGGAAGGGTGACTGGCCCCGCCGCCATAGATAATCTGTGAGGGGTAAGTCCGCCTCAACTCGGTCCCGCACCTGTTCATTACCCTCACATGGGCCGGGATGTAGTACCGCGTTAGGGTCAAGTTGCCTAACGCGAGTCGCGCCGAGACCATTCTCTGGGTGGCCCAACCAGTGGGCCAAGAACCAAGCCGTCCTGGCGCCCTTCATACGTATGTGATACGCACTGAAGGTCGTGTCCCGCGCGCCGCTTAAAACTATTGAGTCCCAAGCGGGCCTTGTTCTCGTGGTGTCGCGCCAGCAGTACGACGCGAAACCTTCTTCCTCAGCCACAGACCCAAGGAAATCGTGGGGGATCAAGCCGGTCGGCTCAATCCAAAAGTAAGGGGCGACTGACGGGAGTCGCAAGTGTCGCGGGTCGGCCCCTAGTGAGTGAGAGGCCGCACACTGGAACCGCTCAGCCACGCTAATATCACCGGCCGTAGAAAAACATGCTCCTAAGGCAGTGATGTATGGACGCCAGAATAGCTGCTGGCGCGCAAGCAACTGTGCGCGGTTTCTGTCCGCCATGGCAGCCGTCCCTTCGGTGGAATCACCCGAGCGCCGCATAGTGTCGGCATGAGTGGTACCGTCGAAGAACGTCGGAAACCACTCGCCGTTGTACCTTTCACCCGGGTCAGCGTGGGCGACAACCGCGGCGGTGACGAGGGCAATGCCATCGACATAGGCCGCGGTGGCAGCAGCAGAATTGAACTGGAGGGCGGGCAACCCGCTATACTCCTCCAGGCCGTAGTGGATGCCTCCGAAAGGCAGACCGAAACCACCACAGCGCAACAGATCGCGGACGATGCCCCCTTCATCCGTGTGACCCACAACGGATAACACACGGTGTATGCCCCGGGTGAGGGCAAGAGCAAAGAGGGGGCCTTGATCGCTGGCGATCATGTTGCTGCCCAAAAGGCGTAGGGCGTCGACAATCGCCCCGGGAACGCCTAAGGGGCCGACCTCAGGCACGATCGGCTGCCGCGTATTCGCGTCAAGCTCGATCGTGTCGGTCACTACGGTACCACCCTCGCCGGCAACGCAGTTACAAAGTACGGCGAAGACATCGCCGGTGAGGGCATTATTGACTAAACGCGGTATAAATACCGCGGAAGTCAAGCTGTTCACTGGCCCATCGTAAGTCGCGAGGGCGTGGACAGCTAAAGGGTTGTTGCCCCGCAAATCGGTACTCGTGACGTCTTCAAAGACGCTACAAGCGGCCAAGCCGCGGGCAAGTCTCTCCACAACGCCGGCCAAAGAGGAGTACTCGAAAGTGGCGCTGAAGTTGGTGTACTTCTTCGCCAAACCGATGAAATCCTCGACGAGGACGGCGTTCGTCGGATAGGAGGCTTCGACTAAGGGAGCCTCCATGCCGGCGACTGCCAACGCCTTTCCTTTGGTGTTGACAGCCCGACCGATCTCGTGAAAGATCGAGGTCGTGCGCGAGTCCTCATTGCCACCGATAGTGGCTGAGGTGCGCACAATTGTCCGATAACGTCTGAACGTTTCGTCGCTAGTAATGTTTCCTCCCTGCGGCCTAGCGATAACGCCGGCAAGGAAGTTGGTGATCGTGGTGTGAGACATGGAAATTTAGGGTTCGTTTTTCAAATCCGTTGAGTCAAGAAGATAAGTGTGATATCAGTTGGGTCAACGGAAGGCCGAAGCCCCCCCTCGCCAACCAACACCACCCTTGCTCTTCGGGTCGCGAACTACACTATACAGTGCGAGGCAACCCTAGTCGCTTGGGAGACGACAGGCTCTTCTTGAACACCGAAAACACACCCATGTTGCCGCCTCGATAGCCCCCAGGGGAGCGTAGGCATCGGACTACCGTGCGGGCAAGAACTGAGAGTTCGTGTGTGCCCTAAATTTC